TACAAGAACAAGGGAAATTTGAGGACGCATCAGATGGTACAGGAGAATTTTCTTTAATGAAAATGATGTTTGGAGAACAATAAATTAATTATGGCTAGATTAATTAAGTCGTTATTGTTTAATTATAAATACGGGACCGATATTAAAAGACACAGAGATCATCGGTCAAAAAGAGGTAGAAATAGGTGGAATAAAAACAACACACCTGAATATTTTAAATACAAAAAGGAAAAATTTAAAGAAAAATACGAAAACGAAGATGAATATTTGCTTTTTTGAATAAAAAGACTACAATTATATTATAAGATTACTAATTTTTAATAAAAAATATGGCAAAAATAAAAAAAGAAGATAAAAAGACAATTGAATTTATCACCGACAAAAAGAAAGAGATGAAAAAAAGCAAATATCGGGTTAAGTTTGATAATCTTGTTAAGGATATTGAAAAAAATTTAATTAACACAAGTGTTAGTTTTGGGGAAAAGGTTCAAGAACAGTCGGGGTGGGGGTCATCTGTTTTTTACAACAAACAAGCAGATGGTTCGTATGATATAAATGTTTATCCACAAAGGATGACAGCCAATAATAATAATGGGTCCAGTGTTCCAACATTCCAAGAGCCGATTGCTTTCTCCAAGATATTGATAGGAGCCTCTGTTTTAGCTGGAAAGTTACCAGATGCAACAACAATTTCTGACGATAAGGTTTATTCCAAGGCAATATATGAGTTATGGAAAAGGACTTGGTCTATGATTGGAGGAAACGGTGGAAATACATTAATGATAGCGTACCAAGACCTACTGACTTATGGTTGGGCGGCGTGGAGAGTTTATCCAAGAAGGGTTCAAGTTAAAAAAGGTAAAACTACAAAAATATTATTTGATGACATATACAGAGAACCACTAGACGTTAAAAGAACATGGCTAGGGGTTGGATTTAATCACGGAGATTACTGGTCATGGGGAGAGGTGTATTACGAAAAGGATATGCCCAAAGATGAATTCTATGCAATGTTTCCAAATGGTGAAAAGAATAAAAAATTACTTGAGTATTGCGGGGTAACAGACGAAGCAAAAGAAGAGAATAATGAAAAGAGTTGTACCCATGTAACAATTGGTTATTACGAGAACGAATTACTAAATAGGTATGTTGTCGTTTGTGGAAATCTTGTTTTATACGATGGAGAATTACCAAACGATGATTGTCATGGGTCAATTGTTACAGCTAGGTGTTTTGTGGGGGACCACAACGATCCACACGGTGTTGGGTTATATGAAATGGTTAGAGGTAATACAGCACTTTACTCATACTTAAACTCACTAAATTCACAACAAATAGAGGCAGAAATATCTCCACTATTATTTGGTGCTCAAGTTCAAAATGGGACAGCCTCTTACAGACGTGGTCCAAACATAATTAACCCGAAGCATCCGGGTTCAACAATTGATGTTATTAAGACCAGTGGAAATATCCAAGCTGGTGTTATGTTTGCAGATAAACAGAAGGAAAACATTGAACAGAATACTGGTATAAACAACATTGTTGCTGGACAAGATTCGGAAAGTACACTTGGATCAACTGTTATATTAAAAGAAGCAGCCTACCAAAGACTTACTCCACCCAAGAATTCTATTGTTAACGCACTTGAAAAAGATGCAAGGATAACTGTTTCTTGGATAGAGCAAACATATCCGGTTGATAAAATATTTATGATTGATTCAGATGAAGAGATTGCTGAGTTTGCAAAACAGAATCCTGATTACTTTATTGAACAACAGGAAATTGTTGATGATGATTATAACGTAATGGGGTATGCAGTTACAGCATCTAAGAACCTCAGGTTAGGTTTTGATTTTACCAAAGAGGGTAAAATAATGGAAAATGTTGAACCCAGAACAATATCGACAAGAAATCTATTTAACGAACTTGAGAAAAGTGGACACAAGACAAACTATGTTGAATTTATAATAGATCCAGACTCAATGTTGTTACCATCAATTGAAATACAAAAACAAACATTTATGCAATTATTCCCAGTTATAACAAACCAGATTACAGTGATATTCTCGCTAAGAAACGAAGACCCAGAAGCTGCCATGTCTCAATTAATGGCACTTGAAAAAATGTTAGAAATACAAAAACAAAATATATTTGACTTTATTAGTAAGAACGATTACGACTCAATAATGTCCAAACAACCATCTGGTATGCAAAGAGAAATGCAAGAAAGAAATATGGCAATGGATGCAATGAATACAGAAATGCAAACAATGGCTGGTGGTGGTGTAGATGAAATGATCAACTCTGGACAAAATATAACTCAAGATGGAACAAATCCATTACAACCACAGAATCCAGAAGAGTTACCAAGACCACAATCACCATTCGGAGCTTCTATCGATGCTTCGGTTGGTAGAGCTGCAAACGGTAGAATAGGTGGTTTTTAAATGGAGGGTCGAACATTATTAATTTAATTAAATAATTTTATGGAAGATCAAAGCAAAAAACAAAAGATGGCTTCTTTTGCTACAAGTGATAGGGTTGAGGGTGCAATTGAAATACTCAAGAACGAGAGAACCAAGATTTCTTCCATCGTTGCTGATACGGAATATAAAACACTATTAAACGCTTTAATACTAGAAACAGAAGCAAGTTTTATAAATCGTTTTATTCAAGCAATTGATAAAATAAAAAAAGAAGGAATTAGTTAAAATGAAAGCACTAGAATTAAAAAAAGACAAATATAAAATTCAAATAAATTATTCTAAGGAAGCTAAAAAAAATAAGTTGATGAAATTTATAACACCGAGTGGTGATGAATTTGAAATATCGTCAGATGATATGATTAGTTTTCTGGTTAATCAGGTTAACATGAAAACCCTTGAACCAACATTTGTTGAATCAGAAAAGATAAATGTTTGTGAGGTAAATAGACAAATTTTGTTTGAAGCTGATAGGGATATTAAAAAAGGGGAAAAATTTAATGTGAATTATAAACATCCATACCCATTAGAGTTTGCTCTAATTGAAGAGGTATATAAAATAGCTCAAGTTGAAAAGGGTACAAAGGTTATGGAAATAACTAAAAAAATGATAGATTCAACAATTAAAAAAATTACTCCAGAAATGAAAGAATATACAAAAAAATTTTACAAATCGTATAAAAACATAAATCTTGGTGTCGAACCCAAGAAATAATATTATTATAACAAACCTCCCATAGTAGGTTAACTATGAGTAGTTATATGGCAGAAAGTATAAAAAAAACAAAAGAAGAAAAAGAAGAAGTAAAGGTTGAGGAAAAAGAGGTCACAAATAAAAGTGAACCCAAAAAAGATACAAAGTTAGTTCTTAAAAATGTACTCGGGGAAGAAGTTGAAGAAAAAGATTACTTCTTCGGTGGAAAAGCCCCTGTTTTCTTTGAGAAAATTTGTGGTTTTCCGGTAGAAAGAGAGGACATGATTGAGGTTTTTAATAAAATATTTAACCCCAAGGATAATATTTTGTTTTATAAATCGTTTAATAAAGAGGTTTATTTGGTAATAATACCGTTAAAATATTCCTCATCCATTGGGGAAGAACACGAATCACTAGATGGTGATTTTCAGAAGCACGCAATATCGTTTATTGGAGAGGGTTCTGTTAATTTAGACACTCTAAAGGAAAAACTAAAAAGAATTGTGCCTTTTATCAAATATACAGATAGATAATAGTTGCATTTTATTTTATTTAGTTATATAATTAATAATATAGTTCGGGGCTCCCACGTTACGGGATGAAAACTATGGACCCAAAAGAAACAAACACTCAAGAGGATATAGACAATGATAACTTAGACAATAATTCAGATGATACTGAATTAGATAAAGAGTTAGAAGATACTATAAACTCAATAAAAGCTGGTAAAGATTCTCAAAAAGAAGAGGACAAACCTGAGGAAAAAGAGGAAGAAGATTCCAATGTTACTCAGGAGGAGGAATCCAGTAACCCTCCCGCCAAAGAAGAAGAGGATGAAGTTAAATATGAATTTAAGCTCCCCAAACCAAGTAAGACCAAGTTTGAATCAGACGAGGCTTACGAGAAAAGAGTTCAATTAATGGACTTAATCGAAAGGAAAAAAGCAGCTAAATCTTCTGAACAAAAGGCGAAATTAACCGATGAGATAAAGGAAACTCGAAAAGAATTGAGTTTACTAAATCCCAACGGTAAAATTAATAACCCACTTAATGATAATGTGGATAATGTTAATGAGGAAGATCCATTTATAAAAGCTGATAGAGATAGGCTTAAAGAACTTGGAGGGGCAACAAAAGAAGATGTTCAAGAGTTAATAAAGGAACAAATTCAAGCCCTAGAAGTTAAAAGCAACATTGATAGTTTCGTAAATAGACACAAAGAGATGTCGGACCCAGATGTCAGAGAAGTATTCTTTGATTTCGTTGACCAAAATTATTTATGGCAAGGAAAATCTGGTAAAGACTTCATGGCTGTTCTTGAGATGGCTTATGAAAATATGTTTAAACCATCAGAGACTATTCAAGAAAGAGTACTTAAATCAGCAAATGTACAGGAAAAAGTTAATGCTATGCAGTTTCCAGGAGGGACAATTGCCAAAACAGCACTACCAGCAGATTTACAAAAGTCTGTTGATGAATTAGTAGCAACAGGTATGTCTGAGGAAAAAGCAATAGAATTAATATCCGACTAACAATATTTACATTTTTTAAAAAAATGACAGGATTTATTCAATCAATAATCAAAAATCCATCACGTTCAATTCGCTTAGTCAACAAGGCCGCCGCAACAGCAATAGATCAAAACGAATTGCTAGCTTACGATTCCGGCGCAGCTGTTCCAGCAACAGCAACTACAGTGTCATCGGAGGTGATAGGTGTCGCTACCAGAGACATAGCAGCAGCTGAGGGGTTAACCCAAGTTGAAGTTATTGAAATCTTTGATAATGACGTTTTTGTTGTAGATTCAACAAATGCATCAAATGCTGGCCATAATGGTCAACGGATGGTTTTAACAGATTCTACCCATGTTAATAACACAGGAACAACTGATGCTGATGGTATAGTAGAACAGGTCGATGTTTATGGAGACGCAGCTGACAAGAAAATTCTTGTTAAGTTTGTTAAATAAATTTACCACTTATTATTAATAATTTAATTTTACAAAATTATGAAAGGAACAATTAATGATTATTTGGTGATAGTTAACAATGTGTTAAAACACATCTCCCCTAAAACATCACCAACAGTTAAAGCAGAATACCTTGACTTTATGTACAAGGTTCCAAGTGCAGAACGTATTTATTCAGATACCGGTATTACAGGGCTAGGAATGGCTGAAATAATACCAGATGGTGGTATCGGTTCATCCGATGCTCCAATTCAAGGTTTTTCCAAGAATTATGTTCAAATGCACTTTACCAAAAAGGTTCGTCTTTCTTTCCAGTCAAACTTCTTCTTATTTGAGGGAGCAGCTGCAAAGATTAAAGGATCAGTTAAGTCAAAAATTCTTGACGGTAAAAACGCAATTGAACATGCTAAGAACTATCTTGCTCAGTCATTACTAGCTAATGGTCACGCAACTTCGTTCACATGGACTCCAATAAATAACGTTGGTGTCTCAACTCCAATTTCAACCCTAGGTGCAGACGCTGTTGAATTTTGGTCAGCTATCCACCCAAGAGAAGATGGTGGTCCAACTTGGACAAACGTTATTACAGACAATGTAGCATCACCTCAATTTACCTACTCAGCTCTATTGGCAGCACGTAGATTGCACGCATTAAAGAAGGATGGTCGTGGAAACCCATTGGTTTCCAGTCTAGATACTCTTATTTGTAGAAAAGGTTCAGCTACTGAACAATTTGCTAAGACAATAAAAGCTACCATTGAAAAAGGTTTAGCTCCTCAGCAAACTAATTTGTTCAATAACGCACCAGCTACCGATACGTTTAAGATTGTCACAGTTTCACCTTACGAAAATCTAGGAATGACAGGTTTGATGTGGGGTATGTTTGATTCTTCAATGGTTAATGAAGACTATGGATTTAAATACATAGAAGCACTTCCAACCAGAGCAGAACCAGCAGTAATTGACGCATTGGGAAACCAAGACCTTGTAATTAACTTTAACTCTCTAGCAGTTATGGGTGCATCAGACCTTCGTGGTTGGATGTGGTCAGTTGGAGACGGAACAACTACATAGTTAGTCTTTTTATAGGATACCCCATTATTGGGGTGTCCGATTAAGAAGGTTATAGTTTTATATTATTAATTAATTAATAAAAAATATGTTACAAGACGTACACACAAGAAAAATATCTATCCCAGTAGTTGCAACAGCAGGGGGGACAACAGCAATTGTTCCAGCCCAGTCAGATGCTTGGATTTATGTTCACGAACTTATGGGTGACCTAGACGTAAACGGCACAATGACTATTTTAGCCGGGACAAGAGAGTTAGCATCATTTGATTTAGATGCTGGTCAAGGTTTAACTATTCAAGATGAGGCTGGTGAAGATAATCGCCCAAGATTTGAGTGTAAACCAGGGGAGGCATTTAACATAACAATGTCCGCTGGATCTAAATTCAAGGGGACCTGTCATTATTCACTTAGATACTAAAAACAAAAAAATGAAAGACATAACACCTGAACAAAAAGAGCAACTCAACAATTGGAGTATTCAAAGGGATGCTCTACTTGGGGTTATTGCTGGTTTAAACAAAGAAAAGGACTCCTTAAATCAAAAGATTAAGGAGCTTTCTATTACATCAACAGAACTAGACAACAAAATTCAACAGTCAATTGGTAGAATGGCCGAACTAGATAATACTGAAAAACTATATATGGATATAGTTGATACTCGCTTACCAGAGTTAGAATCAAAAAAAACTAAACTGGAAGTAGAACTAAATTCATTGTCAAAAGAAGTTGATTTATTAAAGAAAGAAAAAGAAGATAAAAAAAGAGATATAGAATTTTTGAAGGAAACATACGAGTCACTGTTTAACAAAACAGGGGTACTTAGAGAAGTGGTCGAACATGTAAAAAATGTTAATTCATCAAATTTGAAAGAGATAGAGAATTCGACTAATTTAATTGCCGATAAGGTTAAAAAAATATTGAGTGTAAGTAGTGAGAATTTGGAAGCACATACAGATATATTAAACAGAATACCAAAGATGTTTGTTGAGTTACAAAAAAAGATTTTAATAAGAAAAAAGATATAATTATATGGCAGGATATTTAGCAAACATGTTAGGAGATGCAAATAACTTAGGGTTTTTTGCAACATCAGAAGCGTTAATAGCAGCTTACCCAGTCGGTGCACCAGGTTATTTTGCTGTGGTTGGTAGTACTAATACATTGTGGGTATGGGA